GATTTTGAAACCAAGCAATTTTGCAAAAATCGTTGAAGGGAAATATCATGGCAATCACTAATTTCAAAAAAGAAGAACCACAGGACAACTTTGACCGCCTGATGTGCAGTGTGCCAGGATGCCCAAAACGCTGGTCGGTTCATATGGAAGGTCAACGCCCAATGTGTAGCGAACACCAATGGTCTGACAGAAAGCCAGCCACACGGCGAGATATTGCCGCGTTGTTGCCAAGCACAAAGCCCGTGAAACATTGGATGGATGATGAGGTGTTTTGATGAATTACTTTGACGCACACAAACTTTTAGACAGGGCAAAAGATGGACAAACCATCAGTCGCGCCGCGATTGACTATGCGCTTTTCCTTACAGGAGATGCGCCAAGCGGAAGCACGGGAATGGATTTTGAGATACCAGGGCAAGATCAAGCAGCTGGGCAAAGCCAAGGCATCGGCATGGTGGCAAACCACGATTGCAGACATTTCCAAGCGCAGGGGTGAACCCGCTGCCAACGACCTTAGAAACCGAATGAATCAAGAAAGATCAAAATGAAAATTGATGTACAAAAAATGCACAGCGTTGGCTTTGGTGTTTTGTTTTTTCCAAGATACGGCATTGGCATCCAGATCGGCAGACGCTGGTTTGGTATTAAAAAATGAGATATGCCGCTAGGGTTGACCAAAACCAGGACCAGATCGTTTCAGCACTTAAAGCCGCTGGCGCTTATGTCTGGATCATTGGCCTACCAGTTGACCTTTTGGTGGGATACAAGGGGCACACGTTCTTGGTGGAAGTCAAGAATGGCCCCAAAAGGCGCTTAACGGCCCTACAAGAAGATTTTTTTAAGAATTGGTCAGGTAGTACCTTGGCAAGGATTGACGGCCCTGACGGGGCTTTACGAATGATTGGAGTTTTGAAATGACGCAGGATAAAATTATTGAAATGGCTATGAAGGCTGAGTTTGTTTCACATGGAAATCCAAGTTGTGAAGAAAGTGAATTATTTGTTTGTACAGATAAAGATATTGTGCATTTTGCCAAACTCATAGCAAAGGCAGAGCGTGAAGCGTGTTTAAAAGCCTGTGAAAAAATAAAAATTGATTTAAGTAATTGGCCTGCCGCTTTTGAAGGCGTTACGGCAGAAACAAAATTTATGCGATCAATGGGTGAAACAATTGCCCAGCCATTTATTGAGGCTATTCAATCAAGGGAACAAGAATGAAACCAGAAGAAGCCGCCCAAGACATACGCAACAAAGCCCGATCCTATGGCGATGCCAAGGCCCAGCGGGTTTACCTTGAAGAATTTCGGAAGGCTAAAAAAGCCCTTTTGATGAAAGATGCCCTGCAAATGGGTTATGAGGCGGCAAACGCCCAAGAGCGCGAGGCTTACGCTGACCCCGAATATCACACCTTGCTGAAAGGACTGGCGGCGGCAATAGCCCAAGAAGAAACCTTGCGCTGGGAGATTGAGGCATCAAGGCTTGACATTGAGATTTGGCGAACAAAAGAGGCAACCAACCGAATGCAAGACAGGGCGCACCAATGAAATGTCCAGAATGCGGGACATGGACAATCGTCAAAGAATCCAGAATATCTACAGGCAATACGCGCAAAAGGCGGCTAGAGTGTGCAAATATGCACAGGTTTTCCACACTGGAGACAATAGTTGATCGCAAAACATTCATACGTAAGGTCAAAAAAGTTGCTGAAACTGGTGGCAAGCCTTGATTGTCAAGCCTGTGGTTCGGGCAATATGGTGCAAGCGGCACACACAAATTGGGGCGGCGGCAAGGGTCGAGGGGTCAAAGCTGACGATAATTTGGTCGCTGCGCTGTGCTTAGGGTGTCATTACGCCATTGACCAAGGCAAGGATTTAAGCCGCCAGGAACGCCAAGAAATGTGGCTAAAGGCCCATTACAGGACAATTGATGCCCTGCGTGACTGCTGGCCTATTGACATTCCATTGCCTGATGCGAAAATGTAGGCGTGAGGCTGAATGGTTCATGTGGTTGCCGACTTAGGTCTTGCGCCATCTCTGGTAATTCCTCCTCCAGCTTTTAACACGCATGGGGATTGATGGTATGAGTCGTGATGCAGGATCACCAAAGGTTTGATGCCTTTAAGACCTGATACGCAGCCACCTTGCAAGGGTCAGTCCCCAGCCGTGTTGGTAGCAGTTGCCAGCATTCGGGGGCTTGCCCCCCTTTTTTTGGTATAGTTCACGCATGAAAAATGAAGAAGTTGCCGAATTTGTCGCTACGCTGTTTCATGCGGGAACAATCACGCACTTCCAACATTTGCAGACAAGGGATTATGCAACCCACAAAGCGCTGGGCAAGTTTTACCCCAAAATTGTTGATCTAGCTGATAGCTTGGCTGAAAGCTACCAAGGCCGCTACAACACCAGGATGAAAAAATTTCCTGACGAGCTGCACCAACACAAAGAAACGCCCACCGAATATTTGACCAATTTGAAAGAATTTGTTCAAGAGGCCCGTTTAGAAATCCCCCCCGATTCAGAGCTGCAAAACATCGTTGATGAAATTGCGTCTTTGATCAATTCAACTTTGTATTTACTAACCTTAGAATGAGGATAATCATGGCTCAAATGATGAAAAACGAACCCAAAGGCTACGGCACTCACGCAAGCATGGCGGGTAACCCTAAGGCCAGCGATTCAACTGGTGAAAAAGGTAGCGCAATTAAGAACATCCCCAATGCCATGACTAACAAAGTCGGCGCGGACAAGGCATTTGACGGTGGACGTTCTAGCGGCGTTTGTTACACGCACGACCGCAAAAGCTGCCAGTAATGGCTAATCCCCTAACCGCAATGATGGCGGCGGGGCAACCACAAGCCGACCCTAGCTTGAATAGGGTTTCGGCGCTTGTGCCGCAAATGCCGCCAGCACTGGTTAATCCAATCGAACAGGAATATTTCCAAAGATTGGAGTCGCAATATCCGCAGTTGATTGAAGAATATGCGGCACATCCAGAATCAAAAGCTGGGCGAATCATCAATACAGATGTGGCGCGGGAAATGTCACCGCAGTATCGTGAAGACCGCACAAGGTCAGCAGACGTGCACGAGCCGTCTAGCAAATTCATGAAAAGGCTATTTGCGGACAAGCTATCGCAGCCAACCCCCAAGGGCATGGATAACACGGTGGTGTTTAGTGCTGGTGGAACTGGTGCGGGAAAAACAACGGCCTTGACCGTATTGGAAAAAATTGATCCAGCACTTGCAAAAGCTGAAATGATCTACGACACCAATATGAACAAGTTTTCGACTGCTGACCAAAAGATCAAGCAAGCCCTGGAAGCCAAGCGCAAGGTCCGAATCATCTACACCTACCGCGACCCAGCTGAAGCCCTAGAACATGGCGCATTGGCACGGGCAACCAGGATGGAAAAGGAAAAGGGGTCAGGCAGGACCGTCCCCATTGGCGAACATCTAAAAACGCACATGGGTTCGCGGCAAGTAATTGAAGAATTGCAAAAGAAATATGCAAAAAACCGGCGTGTCAGCATACAAATTGTTGATAATTCGCTGGGAAAAGGCAAAGCTAGGGCAAGTCAGCTTGACAAGTTGCCTAAATTAGAAGAAAATGACGTTAAAAGGAGGTTATATGAAACTCTCGAAAGGGTTCGTGCCCACGGCATTGGCGGGACGGAGCGCATCAGTGATGCCACCTACAGAGGAACTAAAGGTTCTGACTCCCGCTGAACATCGGGAACTGCGTATATTTGAAGCCGAAAACAAAGGTTTGGCTGAGAGGATGGCTGCTGGTTTGAACGGCGCTGTATTGCGCGAAGACATGGATGGAATTCGCGGTGTCTAGTTGTCTAAACTGTTTGTTCTTCAAGAACGCCCAAATCATGGGCAGCTGCCGCCGTTATCCGCAAATGTTGAACAAACATGAAAACGATTGGTGCGGCGAACACGCTGAAAAACCTGTGGAAATGGTCAAATTGCCTATGTACGACATAATGACCGACACATTCACTCCAGCCCCAAAACGCAAATATACGAGGAAAAAAGATGTTGCAGCCGTTGCGTGACCGTGTAGTGGTGCGTCCCCAAGTGCGGACGTTATCGGAAATCATTGTGGTTAACAACAAGGAAGCCTTTAACGAAGGCACAATAATGGCAGTCGGTCCATTGGTGACTGATGTGCAAGTTGGCGATTTCATCAAGTATGGGAACGGCGACTATCTCAATTGGCCCACGCACAACGTTGCTGGGCAGGACTATCAAGTTATTCAAGAAGCGGACATTTGTGCCGTTGTTGAAGCATAATCACGAAACCCAAACCTTTTAAGGAAACATCATGGCAAATTCAATTGCAATTGGCGTAGCATATCAAGATCAAGACCTTAAAGGGTCAGCCACAATCTACGCCGCCGCCACATCAGGCCAAATCGGTTATAACACGGGTTCGTCAACGGTTGCACCCGCAACTGTGACCCAAGCTACAAGCAAGTCAACAGGTGTGACCATTAACGCATCAGTTGGTCAAATTGTGACCAACAATGCAGCATTAGCGTCTGCTGGTGAAGTGGCTTTTGTGGTGACAAACAGCGTAATTTCTGCGTATGACATTCCCGTAATTGCAATTGCAAGCGGTGCAGCAACGGCAGGAACTTACTTGGTTTCTGTTGTGGCAGTGGCGGCTGGGTCATTCACCATTGGCATCACTAATGCAAGTGCTGGATCATTGTCCGAAGCATTGACCATTAATTTTGCGACAATTCACGTTGCCCAACTGTGAACGAGGCAGCGTTAAAAGCCCGAATTGAAGCCTTAACCGCCCAGGCCCGTCTAATGGAGCAAAACCTCCAGGCGATAGGCGGGGCGGTTCAAGACTGCCAATATTGGTTAACCCAACTGGAGCAAACAAATGCCCCTGATAGCATCGATGACCCCCAGGGCGCTGAAGGCTAACATCAAAGCAGAGATTGAAGCTGGCAAGCCGCCCAAACAGGCGGTGGCTATCGGTTACGCCGTAAAGCGGGAAGCCGAAAAGAAAAAGGCTCCGAAAAAGAAATGAAGCACGACAAGCCAATCCCCCACAAGACCACGGGAAAGGGTAAAACCTACAACCCAACGGACAAGGGCGCGGGTATGACTGCCAAGGGTCGGGCAGAATACAACGCCAAGAACAACAGCAATTTAAAGCCCCCAGCACCAAACCCAAAGACCAAGGCAGACGCTGGACGCAAAGCCAGCTTTTGCGCGAGGATGGAGGGCGTAGTTAAGAACGCCAAAGGCCCAGCAGAACGGGCCAAGGCATCACTCAAGAACTGGAACTGCTAATGAAACCTGGACTTTATGCCAACATCCACAAAAAGCAAGAACGGATAGCCAAGCAAAAGGCCGAAGGCAAGCCCGTGGAGAGGATGCGATCCCCTGGGGCCAAAGGTGCGCCCACCGCTGCGGCATTCAAACAATCCGCTAAGACGGCTAAAAAGTAATGGAACAAACCGAAAAGCGCCCTGTTGGTAGACCTTCAACCTATGATCCAGCATACTGCGAACAGGTTGTGGAGTTAGGGCGCATCGGCAAGTCAATTGAGCAGATATGTTTCCAATTGCACACGCCTGTAAGAACATTGTACGAATGGCGAGATAGGCATCCAGAATTTTCGCAAGCCTTGGAAGATGCTAAGACATATGAGCAAGCATGGTGGGAAGAACAAGCCCAGGCTTACATGATCGAAAACAAGGAAAGCGACAAGCTGAACCCGTCTTTGTGGTCAAGGTCAATGGCTGCAAGGTTTCCTAAGAAGTACCGTGAAAGCACGAAAACTGAGATCACAGGGGAAAACGGCGCACCACTTTTGCAAGGCATCCAGGTAACCTTTGTAAAGCCGAATGAATGATGTAGTCACTCAAGCGCTGGCTAAAGCGGAATTCCCAATCAAGCTCGCGGGGCTATTTGAGAAAAGCCGCTACAAGGTGGCGTACGGTGGCAGGGGTGGCGCAAAGAGTTGGGGCATAGCCAGGGCGCTGCTGATCAAAGGGGCCAAAGACCCCATCCGCATCCTGTGCGCCAGGGAATTCCAGACCTCCATCAAAGACAGCGTTCACAAACTGTTGTGCGACCAGATCGCGGCCTTGGGGTTGCTTGAGTTCTACGAGATCACCCAAAACAGCATCAGGGGCAAGAACGGGACAGAATTCGCCTTTGTTGGCCTACGCAACAACGTCAGCAACATCAAATCCTATGAGGGCGTGGATATTTGCTGGGTGGAGGAAGCCCAGACCACCAGCCGTTTATCGTGGAATATCCTGATTCCAACCATTCGCAAGGGCGGGTCAGAGATATGGATCAGCTTTAACCCTGAGTTGGAAACAGACGAAACTTACCAGCGGTTTGTGTTGCAACCGCCCCAGGACTGCATCCAGATCAAGATCAACTGGTCGGACAACCCTTGGTTTCCAGAAACCCTAATGCTGGAAAAAGATGCGCTGAAGAACCGCGACATAGAGGCATACAACCAAGTTTGGGAGGGTTTGTGCCGCCAATCGGTGGATGGGGCTATCTTTGCCAAAGAATTGCAACAGGCCGAACTGGATGGGCGGTTGACTAAAGTGCCATATGACGCGACTAAACCCGTTCATGCTGTATTTGATCTGGGTTGGGCCGATAGCACCGCCATATGGTTCTTGCAGTTTGTGGGCATGGAAACCCGCCTAATCCGCTACATTGAGGACAACCAAAAGACCATTAGCCACTACCTAGCAACCATGCAAACGTTTGGCTATGTGTACGACAAGGTGTGGTTGCCGCATGATGCGGAGAACAAGACGCTGGCAGCAGCTGGGCGCACGATTGATGACATTGTGAGGGCGGCAGGGTACAAGACCCAGATTTTGCCTCGAGTGCCTATCCTGGACTCAATCAATGCCGCCAGGACCATATTTCCAAGCTGTTACTTTGACCGCGATAATGCTGCGGACGGCATCAACTGCCTACGGCATTACAGATATGAGGTCGATCCAGCAACAGGGCAATTCAGCAGAAACCCGTTGCATGACCACTATTCTCACGGCGCGGATGCGTTTCGGTACATTGCGCTGATGATTAAAGAACCAGCCGCAAGGAAGCCCAAGGCACAGGTTGCAATGGTTGCTGGTTGGATGGGATAATTAATTAAAGAGGTACACCAATGGCACGAACACCACAAGCTAAAGACGAACGAATTCAAAAAGCGATTGACTTTTGGCATCTGAGCAATGATGCGGATTCGATGAACCGTGCCGAAGCCTTGCAAGACATTAAGTTTGCCGCTGGCGACCAATGGCCCGTGGAAATCCAAAACTCACGCAACCTGGAAGCAAGGCCATGCCTGACAATCAATAAAATCGATGCTTACATCCGACAGGTGACCAACCAGCAGCGGATGCAGCGCCCCAGGATCAAGGTGCAGCCCGTCAATAACTTGGCAGATTACAAGATCGCCCAAGTCATTGAAGGCATGACCCGCCATATTGAGGTGAATTCAAACGCTGATACCGCTTACGACACGGCTTTTGACTATGCCGTGCGGATGGGTTGGGGCTACTGGCGCATCAATACCCGCTATGTGAGCGAAGATTCGTTCAACCAAGAGATATACATCGACACGGTTGATAACCCTTTTACGGTCTATTTCGACCCCAATTCTGTATTGCCTGATGGGTCGGACGCTGAACGATGCCTTGTCACTACCGTTATGGACAAAAAGGTTTTTCGGGAACATTACCCAGATGCGGACGATGGCGCTAACTTCACCCAGCGATCAACTGGGGACGATACGGCATCATGGATCACCAAGGAAGACATACGCATTGCTGAGTATTTCTATGTGGAGCGCGAACGTGCGAAGCTGTACCAATTAAGCGACAACACGGTGCATTTTGCCGATTCTCCCAATTTCTTTGAACGGGTTGAGGCATCTGGGTTGACCGTTGTGGACGAACGCGACACATTCCGCAAAGCCGTTAAGTGGGTCAAGATGACCGCCATAGAAATCCTAGAGGAGAAAACCTGGGCTGGCAAATACATACCTGTTGTCCCATGCTATGGCGCACAGGTGATCGTGGATGACCGCCGCAAGCGCTATGGATTGGTGCGGTTTGCCAAAGACCCCCAGCGGATGTATAACTTCTGGCGCACCAGCATGACCGAATCGGTTGCCCTGGCCCCCAAAGCTAAATGGCTGATGGCAGAAGGTCAAGACGAAGGGCACGAAAACGAATGGGCGCTGGCTAACATTAAGTCAACCCCCGTCTTGCGCTATAAACAGAAAGACATTGAGGGCGTACCAGCGGAGCGCCCAACCAGATTGCAGCCAGAACCCCCACCCCTGGGCATCATGGAGGCCGCTGGCGCTATTTCTGCGGACTTGCAGATGGTGCTGGGCATCCTAGACCCCAACCAGCTGCCGTCTGGGAATATCTCAGGCAAAGCCTTGCAGGGGCAGCAAAATCAAACTGATCTAAGCAATTTCCACTTTTACGACAATATGACCCGTTCTATTCGGCACACGGGCAAAATCATTCTGGACCTGATTCCATACATCTACGATACCCAGCGGGTAATGCGGATCATTGGGTCGGATGGTCAGCCCGACATGACCACCATCAACGAAAAAGATGAAGTGGGCAAAATGCTAAATGACGTGACCGTTGGCGAATATGATGTGGTGATGGACACTGGTCCAGGATTCCAAACCAAGCGCCAGCAAGCCGTTGAAGCCATGATGCCCCTGCTGACGGGCAACGAACAATTGTTCAATATTGCTGGCGATCTGGTGTTTCGGAACATGGACTTCCCAGGCGCTGACGTAATTGCAGACCGCTTGGCGGCAATGAACCCAATGGCCCAAGTGGACGAAAAGTCCGACATTCCACCCCAGGCGCAAATGGAACTGGCTGCAAGCAAAAAGCAGTTGCAAGATATGCAGCAGCAGCTCCAGGCCGCGCAGCTCGAGATCAACAACCGTGGTCAAGTGGCGCAAATCCGCGAAGAAGGCGCAACCAAGCGCAAGCTGATGGATGTGACCGCACGGGCGCACAACACCGAAACAATGGCAGAGGTCAAGGTAAACGACCAAAACACCCGATCTATTACCTCGCAAAACAAGACCGAAATCGATGCGATTGTTCAGCTTTTGTTGCACCACATGGACACGGGACGCTTAATTCAAGAGATTGAAAAGCGCAATATGGAGCAAAATCAGTTTGCAGCTATTGCCGCCACCGACATTGGACACGGCGCAAGCCCGTTCACCCAGCCGCCGCAAGAAATGCAGCCGCAGCCTATGCAACAACCCCAACCCATGCAATAAGGAACTGAAATGCCAACCGTAACCAGCGAAAATAAAGCAGAACATGACCGCGCATTTATGGAGAAAAATTCTCCTACGGCAATGAAAGACCCAGCATCTTATCGTTCGTTTGCAAGGGATGCGGCAAAGTATTCACAAAAAGCTGAAACTGCAACGCATCATCAAGAGGCAATGAGTTCACACAAACACGCCGCTATGTATGCCCACCCGCATCCAGTCGCCAAAGAACATGAAGAAAAAGCTAAATTTCATGCGGAAGAACATAGAAAAATGAAACGCCTTGAACAAGAAAGATATATCAAAGCAAATTTAGAAGGTAATAAAGCAAAACACGCTGAATTTATGCGTAAAGGTGATGAAAAACGCCGCAGGGCTGGCACACTTTGACGAATGAATAATCTTATGTTATAAACGCATAACCCTTACCCGTGGGGTTCACGGGGTAAATTCTTAGGGAAACCTATGTCTGAAGTAGCGGAAAGACTTGCAGCCAATGTGGTGACAAGTGAAAATTTAGCCGAATTTAACGCCAAGCGAATGGGATTAGCTGATCCATTACCCCAGGACGCGGCTGCTGTTGAGGAAACTCCAGCAGAACCGTCCCAAGAGGTGGCCCAGAGTGATCCAAGTGGTGAAGATGAAGCGAAAGCAACGGATGAACGCAAGCCAAATCCAAAGTTGGAGAGGCGGTTTTCTCAGATAACTAAAGAGCGCGAATCAGCACGGGATGAAGCCCGTAGGGAACGCGAGCTGCGGGAATCTTTGGAGGTCCAGGTCAGGGAACTGCAAAACAAGGCGCAGCCAATAACTGAGCCAAAGTTTGAAAGTGAACCCAAGCCAGAGCAGTTCACAGATATGTACGAGTACCAACAGGCGCTTGTGGATTATCGGGTGGACCAGCGATTAGGGGAAGAGAAGCAGAAGGAAGCAAACGCCAGAGCTGAAGCCGAACGCATGAAGGTGATCAACACCTGGGCGAAACGGGTGGAAACGGCAAAGGCAGAGATTCCAGATTTTGAGGATATGGTCGGTTCGGCAGACGTTGCGGTAAGCAATGAAGTGCGGGACGCAATCTT